CCGCTCTTCTTCTGTAACAAAACGAGAGCGAGAACGAGGCCCTTCTCCAACCGGTTCCTGTCGAAAGATGAAGGGATCATCAGGATTCATCTCCGAAGTAAATCTCCGGAACTGATCCCTAAGATTCTCAACCGGAACAACCTGATCCATCTCGTTGAGCAAACCCTCAACCTTGCTGATGGCCTCTCCAACGGTCTGCTTGCGCGACGCCAATTGCTCAAGCACCTGAGCCTGAGTGACTCCGCGCTTCATCCCGAAGGTCTTTCCAACCTGAGCGCCAAGACCTGCGGAAAAGAGCATTCCAACACCAGCTTCAAGCGAAGCCTTGAGCTTCTGCTCAGGAGTAGCGTTCGGATCAACGACGGTTTGGAGAGCCATCCCTGTGGACTCTGCTGCTCCAATCGTGATTGGCGGAAGCAGTGCAGGTGCAACCAGTCGGCCAGCCTGTTCGGTGGCAGCAGCGGCTTCACTAGCCCTCGTGAGATCAGCAATCTGAGCAGCACGAACCGCTGAAGGCGTGGTTGTCTCCGCAAACTCAGCACCTGCAACCAACTGCGGAATGCGAGAAGCCTGACGAGCGGCACCGGCAATGCCGAGGCTCATCAGATTCATTGGGGAGAAAAGGTCAGCCGAAACCTGACCTGCCACCTGTCCGACGGGACGAGTTACGGATTCAGGAATCGGAGTGTATTCGCTGATGACCTCACCCAATCTTCCACCAAGCGAGGCAGCAAGCTCCCGCTTTTCTGGCGATGCCGTGCCAAGAGCCAAGATGCCTTCTCTCTCGATTTGAGAAGCGCCTTGCAGAAGCTCTTCGGGCTTTTCACGGCCACCGGTCATCCTGCGAACAGCCTCTGCGCCTTGCTGGATCACCCTTCCAGTCGTCGCAATGTCCTCAGGCATCGGCCTTCCGAATGCGAGAGGAGCAGCAACACGGGCCAAAGAAGGAGCAACGGCTTTGGCCTGCTCGTACAGACTCGGGGGAGCTTGAAGAACTGATCCTCCAAGACCATAAACTGGTGCATTGGCGTATTTCTTGGTACCAGCAAAAGCGAATGCTCGTTCTACGTCCTCCTTATTCGGAGGCCGCTCACCTTCAAGCTCAAGAGTGATTCCTGTCCCTTCCTGAGTGACCTCGTAAATTGGCATAGGATTATCGCTGTGGAATTCTCACGTAATATCCGGGGATGTCAGTAGGCTTCTCTTCTTTCTTGGAAGACGGTGCTCCCGGAGCGGGTTCACCACCAAACGGGCTTGGTCCGCTTTGACCCATAAACTGCTCGACCAGCCTCTTCTGCTCTTCGTACGGAACAGACTTGCTGAATGTCAGCTTTGCTTCCGGACGATACGTGAAAGGGTTTATACCCCAAGTGGTCGAAAACGGAGGCTCTTCAGAAGGTGCTTGAGAAAGGAATTTTTTGAGCACTGGATCTTTTTCAGCCATCGCAGCGATCTGTTCTGGAGTGCCACCAACAGTTCCTCTGCCAGGAATGTTGTAGCTCATGTAACCGCTCTTGATCCTGCGATCCTCTTCTTCCTTACTCTGGAGAGCTTTTTCGTAAGAGTACTTCCGCTCGACTTCTTCGATGGGTTCAAGAGCAGATATTGGAGCGGCCATTGCACCACCAAGCCCACGATCTCCTCCGACTTGGTAATTGGGGCGAGATTCCAACAATCCGCGCATTTCAGGACGCTTTGCTTCACGAGCAGCGATTTCGGCATCTCTTTGACGACGAGCAACAGCGGCATCTTGAGCAGCTTGAAGTTTCAATTGATCCTCAAGCATTTGACCACGCTGCGCCTTCATGCGTTCGTTCAACCGCTGCTCCTGCAACGTAGCGAGATCCTCCTCCATTATGGCCCGCTTGGCCAAATTACGCTGACGGATCTGCTCATTGGTACCCGTGAATTCGCCGGCCAGACCGCCGGTCAGCATGGTCAGGCCCTTGAGCAGCGGATTGATGCGCTGTTCGGCCTGCTGTTCGTATTTCTTTCTGATTTTTTCTGCTTCGGGTGTAGCCATAGATCGTTAGCTGAGTTCGTTGAGGATGGACCGGCGGGCCATGCGACCGCCCATGCTTCGCATCGCCGCGGCGAGGATCTCCTCGGGATCGTAGTTGATATCGCGGAAGTACCGGCCCGGAATGGTCTCCATGTTGCGGGTCAGCACGGGGTTGACCGGAAGTTCGGGAAGAGGGGTCGTAATGACTGGCCTGCTGAGCACCGAGGTGCCGGGGAGGACGATCGGGTTGCGAGCGGGCGCAGGCTCTTGGAACTCGAACTCTGGAGCCTTGGGAGGAGTCGTGACGGTGACGCGCTCCTCGAACACCGGAGGCTGCGCCTGCGAAGCAGGAGTGCTTTCAACAGTCTCAGGAGGAAGCGTGATGGTCGGAGCCGGTCCTGGTGGTAGAATGTTTGAAGTGCCTTCAGGGGTGACGATGGCGCCGTCTTCGCGGACGTAGGAATCACCCCGAGTTCCAGGGGTGTAAATCGGCATCTTCCCGTACTTGAGGTAGTATTCCTTGATCCAATCGGGCAGGACGCTGACCTCGGGCTCCTCCGCGGCAACCTGCTCGTAAGCGGTAGGAGGAGCAGCGGGCTCCGGTTCCGCAGGCATGACGGGCTCCTGCGGCAGCGGATTGAACGTATTCACGCTGCTCAAGTCGGGAGTGACCGGAGCAGTCTGAACGTCCGTGGTTGGCCGATAAACATCAGTCCAACGAGTTGGAGCACCGGGAGTGTAAGTCGATGCCTCAACTTGAGGCTCTGGTGAGTAATAGCTCAACGGATCGACCGGAGCCTGAGCGTATCCGGATCGAGTCACAGGACCGAACAGCTCTGCAATAGCTGGCGGCAGAGTAGACGGAGGCGCGGGAGTTTCTCCGCCTCCGATCAACCAGTAGTTGGATCCTGTATCGGTTGCCATTGATCAGGCTTTCGGCATGATGCTCTTGATCCGACCGAGCATCCAGTTGGCCACGAGCTTCTTGGTCTTCGGCTTGTCCTTGAGCCACTTGGCGAACTTCTCGGCATTGCTGTCGTAGAAGCTCTTGAACCACTTGGGACCGACAAGTTCCTTCCAGAAGTAGAACGCCTCCCACTGATCGGGGATGCACTCGCGGGCCACGTAGCAGCCGGCAAGGCCGAATCCGCTGAACGCCTGACCAAGGTTTCCGATGCTGCTCGTGACGCCCTGAGCAATGGCCAGAGGAGAATTGGCCTGCGAGGCTTGGAACGCATTCTGAGCGTTCTGTAGAGCGAAGCTCGAACCAGTCTGGAGCAACTGACCCGGACCCGCCTGCTGCATGCCCTGCATGAGCTGCGGAGCGGCAAACGGAGAAGCGCCCTGCTGAAGACCACCAAGCTGAGCGGCTTGCGAGACAATCGGCTGGAGTCCCAGGGCGGACTGGATGTTGGCAATGTTCTGCTGGCGACCGGCTTGCTGCTGTTGCTGCGCGGCCATCTGGCCGGCAAAGCTCTGCTGCATCGCGGTGTTCCGCTGACCGGTGGCCGCGAGGATGTTGTTGAACGCCTCCTGAGCCTGACGATTGGCGACATCGCTCGTGGTCTGGCCGCTCTGGAGAAGGCCAATGGCCTGCTGTCGGCGCTGCACATCCGCGTTGGCGATCGCCTCGTTGACGGCGCGGGCTTCGCGGAAAGCGGAGAGATTGCCGAGGATGTTTCCGGTGGCGGTTCCGCGAGCGCGAGCAGCTTGCTCGGCAGCGCGGATCATCGCGGGATCCAGGGTGCCAGCTTGAGCGAGGCCAGCCCCGATCTGACGTTCGAGATCGCTACGGATGGATTGAGCGTATCCGGTATCCTGCGGGCCAGCAGGCATGCCCACGCGCTCATAGGAAGGAGCGGCGGGAGAAGTCTCAGAGATAGGAGCTTTGCCGATGTCGCTCAGGAACTGGGCGTAAAGACCCGGCTGGGTAGCATTGCCATACCGCTCAGGATCAAGAGCTTGAAGCTCGGCACGGCGCTGTTGAGCGAATTGGGTGCCGTACTTCTGAGCCGCTTCAAGCTCACGTTGAGCCTGAATCGGAGCAAGGTCGGCCAATGCCTGACCGATGGCCCTCGTCTGAGCGATATCGGAAACAGGACCAAAATCGACGGTTCTGTACTGTCCGGTTTCCTTTCCATCTTTGTAGATTGGAACCTGAACGGTTGTACCCATTCGGGACGCCGCCTCGATCTGGCGCTGGAGCGGGAACGTCTCGATGGAAGCCATCACGGCTTCCCGATTCGCCGCCGCAATGTCTGGTGCTTTATACGTTCCGCCCATAGCAAATCCTGTTGTTCATCAGAAGTTTGAAGTACCTGTCGAAATCGTACAAACGGGAAACGCCTTTGCGGATCCCTCCTAGCTTGGTCACGCGATCAGAGCACATGGCCTGCATGCCCATCCAGAGCGTCTGCACGGCCATCGGCTTCGTGGTGGCTACGACCTCGATCCACGCGATGTGACCATTCGGATCGTCTGCGTAGAGATCCTCCGCATCCTCCGATGAGTTCAAGAACCGTACAGCGCCCACACCGCAGCACTCGCCATTCTCGTCTTGAACGATACCGATCTGCCGTTTGGCGTTGAAAATGCCGATCCAGTTGAGGATCTGGTCATCGTTCCATGTGGAACAAGTGGGCCACTTCTCCTTCAGCAGCTTGGCCGCGGCTAGGATTGTGGGGTGCGGGGTCATTGCTGGGGACGAATGGAATCGACGAATCCGGACAGGATCGTGGACTGGAGGCTCATGCGGCTTCCGCTGGTCGTGTTGATCTTGAACTGGATGTTGTTCCAACGCCCTCGGCTGATGAGGTTGTAAGCCGCCAGGAACTTCTGGGTGCTCGGGATGCTGATCGCAGGATCGATCGAAGTGAACGTCCCGCTCATGTTAGTGGCGTATGAGAGCGAAGCACCAATGCTCGAAGCATACGGGTTATCGAGCGCGATCTGGATGCTGTATCCGATCTTGTCAGGAATGGGCTCCCCGAGGTTGTACGCCTTGGTGGTAACCGATGACTGATACGCGCTACCGCCATCGAGATACGCCGACTGCTGCACGGGGCTCAGGCGGGTGTTGGGAAGGTAGTCGTTGAACGACCAGACTTGGCCCGCACCTTCACTGAGCGAGATGATGTCGCCGGCGAACATGAGCACGGGGCCGAAGTTCGAGAATGCGGTTGGGATGAAGTCGTTGACCTGCCAGTTGTCCCAGTAACCGAGCCACGAGCGGGCCAGTGAGTGGTAGACGATGACCGCGTTGTTCTGGTTGAAGGTTCCTTCGAGTTCGATCGTGGCACCGGATTCGAGCAGCAGCCCTTGCTCGTTTTCCAACCCGATGGAGAACGGCCCAGCGGTGACGAACGGAACGGCCAAGAGGTAGCGGTTGTTCCAGAACACGCCGTCGCAGTATTCCAGCTTGGTCTTGTCGATGCGGCTGATCAGGTCGTTGATCGGGCTGCTCAGAGCGAGTCCGACGCTGGTCTGGGTACCCGCTTGGATCTGGGCCATCGAGCGGATGCCGTCGCGGGACAGGAAGAAGACATCGGCACCGACCGCGGTGATCGAGCGGTGCGAGGAACATCCGATGTTGCCCGAGACGAGTGTGATGACCCAATCGGCAGGATCCTGCGTAGGATCGGCATCCACGCTCCAGATCGAGCGTTCCTTGAAGACGAGGAGCTTGTAGCCGAACCACGAGTAGAGCCCTCGGATCGGGTCGCCATCACCACCGACACGAATGGATCCAAGTGGATCCCATGACTCGCCATCGAGAATGTCTGAGAAGTAGAGGGTGTCGGGCTGGATGGTGGTATCAGCGGACACGGCCCACAGGCGGTTCGTGTGCGTCGTGAGATAGAGAGGCTTGGCGGGCGCAGCGAGCGAGACGAAGGCTGCCGCGTGGGACTGGTTTGTGGGGGAAATCGTAATCGTCGGGGGCGTGACGTATCCGCTTCCGGGGTTGGTGATTACAATGGAGAAAATGGCACCGTCCCCACCGATTCTCGCCTCAGCGGTAGCCGTGACACCGCTGGGCGGAGCCGACACGGTGATCGTAGGAATCGAGCTGTGACCCGACCCCTGATTAATGACATCGATGCGGCTGATCTTGCCGGCAGTAATTGCAGCGTTGGTGTTCGTGCTCGTGACATAGCGTAGTGCGGTATAACCGTCCGCGTAGAACAGCTTGTCGTTGAGCTGCGCGAAGTAAACGAATCGCGACGCGTCGTTGATCGTCGAGCTTGCGATCGAGTTGTACGAGACTCCGGGTGAACCGTAGTAGAGGCTCTTGGCACCGGTGTTCCGATTGAGAACGGCGATGACAAGGCGCTCGGAAGCCGCGGTGTCGAAGTAGAAGCCAGAGAAGACCTGCGAGTTGGTTGGCAGGTTACTGGCGAAGTTGGAAGTGGTGGACTCCCAGTTGGTGATGATGTCTTCCCAGTTGCGCGATTCGCTGTTGCCGGTCAGCGAGATGGTACCGAGGCGCGTGACGAGGTTGCCGAAGTCGTCATAGTCCATGTTGATGGCCTCTTCCATGCTCGTGGCAGGAATGGCATCGGGACGAGTGGCAGAGATGACCCCGGTGGAGAACCCGTTGCTTCCATCCAGAAGCATCTGGTCATCGAGCGCGTCTGAGGATTGGAAAGGCATTAGAGGATGTCCTGGAACGTGTAGTCGTAGAGGCTATCCGGGATGATGCGGCTGATCTGCTGCTGCTG